GATTTTACTTAAGTGTAAAGAAAAATGGTCGATTTACTTTACATTAAAAGTAAATCATTTAGAGTATTATGATCAGCTTAATCCATACCATAGATGTAATTCTGAGATCGATGACCAAAGGCACAGGATTGCCTGTAATTGTATGTGCCTATAGGACCGATCTTCAGGGTGAGGTCCGAGGACCTCTATTCGCAGTTATGTCCCTTGGGTCCAAAATACTATTACATAATAGTTAATACGATGATGGCTGTATTTCACTACGTGAGTTAAACTACCACTCCTCAGATGCAGAAATCAAAATCTATCCCGGAATCGTGCAAAAAGTGGAAACACATCGTTTCGGTCAACGATTCATTACCAGTTACCTCTGGAGGTATGATTTATTAATACCAATGCCTCTCCCAGTTAAAGTAATACTCTAAATTGGACAGTTACATAATTGCAATGCATAATTCCAAACTTTCAGAAAGTTTCTGATTTTCATTTTGAAAAACCACAAAATGTTGAAATTTTAATTTGACTTCGAGATAGATTTTGAAAAACGATACGGCCGTTTCCAACGGTGCCTAACTACATGTATTATTAACTGCTATGTCGAGATGATCCGGTAGCGCATACACTATTACAATATAGTTGAAATTTTCCAGTCACATGAGTCTTAATCGGCACTTTAATAGTTCCCTTGGGTGCGAACGCTTACATGCCTCAACTATCACTTTAATAATTAAATTGGGCCGAACGCCATAGTGCCACTTAGGCAGATAAGTCTACACGGATACATGCTTACCCATAAGAGCCGTTATCACTCTAATCGGACAAGCTGAGAAAAATGAAACTGCACCGTAATAGGCATGATCTAACCATCTATTATGACGTTTCCAGATGAGGAAACAGTGAAAGTTATCCCCGCGCCGAGACTTGCGCGGCTCCCTCCAATTCAAGTACCAATACCACCACCTGCTCAGCCAGTTGTTCAATCAGTGGTTCAGCCAGTGGTTCAACCAGTGGTTCAACCAGTTGTTCAATCAGTGGTTCAGCCAGTGGTTGGACCACTGGTTGGACCGATTGGGCTCGCAAAAGCGGAACTGTTTCCATATCAAAAGCCTCATGCAGATCAGCTAGCAGCAGCTCTTCATGAGCATGGGCGCGCCTTGGATGCATCCGACACTGGTACAGGGAAGACCTTCACGGCTTTAGCTGTGTGTGTGCAGCTTGGACTAAGACCATTCATCATCTGTCCAAAGGCGGTTCTCAGTAGTTGGCTTCAGGTTACCAGCGCATTCGGTCTCGAGCAGGATCTAGTTGGTATTGCCAACTATGAGTTGCTACAGAATTGTCGATATTTCGGACCAGGAGACAGGTGGTTGAGCAACAAGATTCCATGTCCATATATCACTCGTAAGCAAGGGAACGCCAGAGATCACCCTCAGAATACAAAAACAAATCACACATACATTTGGTCAAATCTGCCCCCAAATACTCTGGTGATTTTTGATGAGGCTCATAGGTGTAAGAATCCTCGGACGGTCTGCAGTGTTCTGCTCTTTACTCTATCTGGTACTGACACAAAGATCTTGATGTTGAGTGCGACAATATCAGACAAGCCCAAGAATTTTGCTCTCGCTGGATATGTTTTGCGACTATATACGAGCATGCGCCACGCACTGAATTGGATCGCACATGCTGAACAGGAGGCACAGAGCCCTCTGATGATGAGCGGTGTCCATCGTAAAATCTATCCCAAATATGCCAGTCGAATGAGAATTCGAGATCTGGGAGATCTGTTCCCCAGAAATCATGTCATGGCAGAGTGCTACAATATGGACAATGCGAAAGAGATTCAGGAGCAATACCAATTGATCGAAGAAGAGGTAGCGCGCCTCAAAAAGAATGAGGACAAAAGCCAATGCATGTTGGCTCGTATTTTGTATGCACGGATGCGCATTGAACAGCTGAAAATACCAACCTTTCTGGAACTGATTCGGACCTATTTGGCGGAGGGGAATGCAGTTGCAGTGTTTGTGAATTTTACAAACACCCTGCAAACTCTGGCAGAGGAGCTTGGAACCCGCTGTTTGATCTATGGTGAACAGACCAGGGGAGAACGGGATGGCAACATAGCGGCCTTCCAGGATGATTTGTCCCAAGTCATCATCTGTAACATGCGGAGTGGTGGAGTCGGTATCTCGCTGCATGACACCCATGGTAACTTTCCCCGCGTAAGCATTATCTCCCCCAGTTGGAGTGCACAAGACATCATCCAAGCATTAGGGCGAGTTCATCGCGCGAATGGCAAAACTGCTGTTAGACAGCGCATTGTATTTTGCAGTGGTACAGTTGAGGAGATGATCTGTCACAACATGATTGGCAAGATCAAGACGATTGGTGGACTGAATGACGGTGATCTGGAGAGCTACCAGATCGAGGGCTTGGTGAACTCTGACGAGCTGGGAATAGATATGGATGCGGATCTGGAGGAGAAAGTCATCAAAGAACGTCGTGTTGAAACCTTGAAAGCAAAGAAACATCGCCTGAAACAGCAACTACGTGAATGCAATGAGGAACTTGCCAAACTAGGTGCATACAAACCCAGACGTGTTTGAGGTGAGAGTATTTCATTGGCTGTTTTTGGTAAATTGAAGCAAAGGAGCATATGTCTTTGTTAGCTCTCACGACATAGGGGCACTTCACTACATACACATACATATACATATAGACACATTGAATGGGTGATTCATTTAGGAATACTGACATGATTCTGGCTGGCCTCAAATCCAGAGAGTCAGAACCCATGATGGAATCTCTGAGCTCCCGAGAGAGAGGGAAATGGAGTCCAATTGCACGACCTCGTAAGCAGGAGGTTTGGACTGAGAAATACCGACCAGATAATGTTGAGGATCTGGTGGGCAACTGGGATAAGATAGATGAAATCGAGGCCTGGTTCAAAGCATACAGAGAAAGGGATAAGAGCATTAAACGAGCATTACTATTTTCCGGTCCCCCTGGACTGGGTAAGACTACCCTTGCACATGCGATCCTGAGGAAGCATGGATATCAGATCAAGGAGTACAACGCCAGCGATGTTCGTAGCAAAAAGTTGGTGCACAAGAATCTGCACAATATCATCAAGGTGGGATATGTCGATAAGTACCTACATGATGACTACAGACATTTTGGTATTATTATGGATGAAGTCGATGGCATGAGTTCTGGTGACAAGGGTGGTATGGCCGAGCTTATTAGTTTTATCAACCCGACTCGTGGTAAGAGGAGTGTGAAAAAGAAGGACAAAGATGCACTTAGTAATCGTTGGATCCCACCCATCATATGTATTTGTAATGACAACACAGAAAAGAAGATGAAGGATCTCAAAAAAGATTGTCATGAGATCGTGTTTAAGAAACCCAATAAGAAAGAGTTGGAAATGATCGTTGAGAGGGTTGCGCGTAGCGAATCATTCATAGTTACCAGAGAGGCGACCGATCTGATCTGTGGGCGTGCCCAAGGAGATTACCGTCGCTTGCTGACAATACTACAAAACCTGGTAACCTTGCAGAGGACATTGTACAAGGATGTCCTCGCGCGTGGACAACCCTTACCTGCGATCAATAAGGATCTCGTAGATCGTCAATCCAAGATCTTTCGTGAAAAGGATCTAGATCTGAGTCTGAGCGAGAAGGTCAATGGATTATTCAATACATTCTCAACACCAGATGCTCTGCTCAAGATTTACCAAACGGAGAAAAGTCTGCTGCCGATGATGATGCATGAGAACTACCTGGATTTTATTCCCTTGCAGATGGGCATCAATGATTTTCAGAAATTAGGGACCATCTCAGACACCATTGATAGCATCGTCATGGGAGATATAATCGACAAGACAATGTACAATAATCAGAGCTGGCACTTGCAGCCGATTCATGGCCTGATGAGCTGCTGGGCACCATGTTTCTATGCCAACCGAGTCCGCAAGAGCTCATACAAACGAGTGAATTTTACAACGGCATTGGGTCGTTTTAGTTTCCAGAGAGCGAATCAGAAAAATATTAATGGTCTCATCCGGAAGGTCAATCAGCATGCAACCTATTCGCTCGAGGACATGAGAGCTCTCAGTGAGCTTATTCTATTCAACCTGCTCGATCCGAAGGGCAATCGTCTGGAGGGAATAGAGTTCCTGGAGGCATATGGCCTTACTATTGAGGATGTGAAGGATCTAATTAAGATGAACAAACTGGAAAACCATTATGCTGCGTTACATACCTCCAGAGTCAAGACCAGTCTATCCAAGCTCTGGGATTCACATATTGAGGCTCACAAGAAAGATGACAATGGCACTACCATCCTACCAACGAGCGATCTTCTGCGAGATCTTGATGTGGGGACTGGACTGGGCAAGGTCAAGATACGTGGCACCAAGAAAGTAGTTGCTCTGGATGCGACCGTCCCAATGATCAGCCCTATCATTAAGCCAGTCAGTACTGGAACCCCAGTGCCAACTCCAGTCATAGCTCCAACTCCAGTACCTGTTCCTGTTCCTGTAACAGTACCAGTCACCGTTTCAACTCCAGTTCCAACTCCAACTCCAGTCACAGCTCCAACTCCGATCAAGGTGTCAGTCATAGCTAAAACGATAGTTCCAACGATGGTTCCTCCATCTATTCCTCCTACTAATGTCCCTAAGTAAAGAAAATGAAAATCAATCAACCAATCTGGAATGTGACCATACAATCGATGTCGAAAAAAGACACTGTCGACAAACAATATTTGACTGTAAAATTACGCTCGTCTGATCAACAGCCTGAGTCCGACCTGGGTGACAGGACCGATACAGATGAGACCAGCCTTGACATCCAGAATTTGATGGACAAATTACCCAGAGAGATAAAGGAGTGCTCTGAACAAGCTGCTCTGGATATGTGGATTACGGAACAACCTCGTCTTATTGAGACCTTGGCCAGTTTGGTAGGGATCAGTACAGGTGAGTTAGAGGATAGATTGACCAATGTGCCTAATAAGAAAGGGCGGCCCAAAAGACGAAACCATCCATGGTATGATTTGTTCAATGCATAGATGAAAGGTAAAAATGATCACACTGTTTGCACATACAGGGATACACACAAACATCATATACTGAGGAAGCATACATGTTGCGATGTCTGAGGATCCCGAATACGCTGCATATCTACCCGAGAGTTTTCAGACAGGTTCGCGTCCCAGTGGCTGGGATGGATCCAGGAACTAATACATTTCAAACATTGTATGACAACAGCGACAGAGTTACACAATTTGGCTATGAAAAGCCGAGCAGCTTGGCCCTATTTCAAGAGAGAGTTGCGGAATACCTGGTCGAAGAGTACTGTTTCGTATTTTTGCCAAAGTTTCATGTCAAGTCAGCGTGGAATCACACAAGATTTCACGACATCATGGATACCTCTCATCCAGGTTTGATCGACATTGATGAACATCTCACCAGTCAGATCTGCAGCAGCTGTGGTCGTCGCAACAAGATCAGAAAGAGGATCTATCGATGCCAATGTGGTCTTGTCATGGACAGAGATGCAAATGCAGCAAAGAACATTCTACAGCGTGGATTGGCCATGCTTCCCCTACTCACAAATGAGAATGGTTGCGATGAAGATGAAACTGAGGCTGAAGATTTTGATTTTGATGTGTTCACATATCGTCACTAGCTTGCAGCTAGATCACAGTAGCCTGCAGCCTAGGGTTGCAAGATCATCTTGTGTATTCTGTCTTTGGAGGGGTCACAGACCTCATTCCAACCGCAACCGCGGCACTTGATCCCAAGGCGCGTTCGTTTCCCTTTTCCAATGGATTGGTAATCAAGCTCAGGCAGATCGCACTTTGGACAGAGGACGTACCTGCTAATGAATTTGCGCAGAGAGGCCTCGAGAGCATCATATTGGAACTCTCCTTTGAGGATCCATTGGCTCTCCCCCTTTTTGATCTGACTGCTCAGGTCAGTACCCAGAAATCTGGCGAGCCATTTCTCTCTGACCTTGAGAGCTTCTGCAATTTCCTTTAGATTGTGAAGGAATGTTTCGCCATACTGACCCTTGGACTTTGTCCGAGATTCAAGCCTCGGCATCTTATACCGTGCAAATGGGTCATCAATCGATTGAATATTGATCAGGGTACCAGCACCTCCGAGATCAAATCCAAGATTCATGTTTCTTTTCTGATTGTCTGTTGGTTGTCACTGACAAACAGTTGATTGCTAATTTCACTTTTTGCTCTCTGATACAAAGATGTGATTTTGCCCAGATCATTTATGCTGTACATACAAAGACATTTTCTTTCATCTCTTTGTATATGTTGTCGTGTTTGTTATGTGACACTCAATGCATTTAGGCAGTGGGCTCAACCGCTGGCTCAGCGGTTGCCGCCTCCTGCAGGGCTGGGTTTGCGGCATTCAGAGCCTCAGCCTGGGAGGCATATGGAGCCTTGCCAGCATCATCAAGCATCTTCCACATCTTGCCGATCTTGCCCATCTTCTCTCTTGGTGGAGTCGACTTGATCTCCTCCTCCTGCATCTTCTCCTTGACATAGACGTTGTAGGCAGATGTCTTGCGTGGCTTCTTGGGACCCTTAGCCTTGCGCTTGGACTTGCCACCGCTACCGGGCTTGACCGTGTAAATATAGTATGGAGCAAGACTCTCGAGAATCATAGTCTTGAAAGCATTGATGACATCCTCTTCGATACCATAACGCTGGGTAATGCTGTCAGCGACCTTATCAACGATAACACTCTTGTTGGCAGACATGATTATTTCCTATTGCTGTTTATAATGGCCTCTATTGGAATGCCCCTAAGCCATTTCGATTTCAAATATCCGAAATTTCTTTTAAATAAATAATATTTTTCCAATGTGATTGCTATTTAGCCTATTTCATGCCTACCTTTTCCACCCATGCACACATACCAAAGAGTTACAGTTACAGTTACAGTTACAGTTACAGTTACAGTGACTGGATGTAAGTTGATCTAGTAATTGTTCTTTAGAAAATATGTGGCAAGACCATAACATTCAGGACGAATCCTGGACCAGATTTTCTCAGTTGCTATCTCTTTTTTCTTCTCGTTCTTGCAGTGACATTCAGTCCTGGGCGTTGGTAAGATCTGTTTGTTGCTCCATTTGCTGCTGTGATGCCAAATGGCTTCTTTGATTTCAGCATATTCATAGCTCTCGTACTTATCGACCAGAATCATGATCAGATTATTGACACAATGAAAATCCACTGCAGGTACAATCCATTCATGAATTTCAAGATTCTCTTCAGGTGGTGATATGTAGTAAACCGCCCCTTTCCTCCTGTCCTCTTCAAATGCAGCAAGATATGGATCCTGTCCACATGCAGTTGAATCTTTTTTGTTGAACCTGTTGAACCAGTTGTGTGCTGCTCTAATGAGCATTGCCTTGTCACCCGTCATACCGCCATAACTCTCGCGGAACAGGATTGATTGAATGATGCTCTTGTGAACATCATCCAACTTGTATAATCGCCATTTCTTCCATCCTTTGAGATCGAGCGGTTGAGCCGGTGTCCCTCCAAGCTCCTCATCATACTCCGCTCCCAGAGCTGGCTCACGTGTGGGATGCATTGCTAATTTAGCAATGAGCCCAAACAACCAGTAAACTTGCTTCTTGTTCATGGCATAACCCTTGCTAGTTGCAGCAGTCAACCAGATAAGAGTGCAGTACTCAGGGACCAGTTGCACATCCTCGATTACAATGATACCCAACCGACGAATCAGAGCCTGAAAATCCAGTCGCGCAAGGTGTAATGATGTCTTTAAAGATAAAGCCAAATTAGAACGGCGGATACATTTTTGCAGGTGACTCTTGAGATATGGAACGTTACTATAATATTCTTCGATTGGAAACCCAAACACTTGAGTTTGATCCACTCCTGCACATGTTGCAACCAATGTGATAGTATCCTTCAACCCGCTCCATTTCACTGATTGAGTCCAAGTAATATCCTGTTTTGCATCAGATATATCGCGCACCCATTGTGCCTTCATAGTAGAAGTGTCTAAGCGGAAATATTTAAAGAAAGGTTCGACGACATCACCATCCCGATCCTCCTGTACATACCACTTGTCCAGTGTAGGCATTTGAGATGCAAGCCATGCTCAGACTTCAGACCTCAATTTTCCAAATGTATATTATATACATGAAAATTGAAGTATTCTACTGTTTCTCCAAGAGATAGTTGAACATACAACCTACCTACTGAACCATACAATGACGAAGCTCAAAATCACTCGGAATCTGATTGGAGAGCTTACGCAATATTTCGGACCATATTTTAGTGAACCATCTGGTCATTGGTGTGATTTTTGCGGCACCTGTGTTGATGCTGATGTTGGCGAGTCTCAGCTATCACAAACATGTGACCACCCAGGCTGCCCCACTATTTTTGATGTGTGTGAGAAATGTCCAGCTACCACAATATGTCACAAGGCTCATGGACCAGGCATTGACAACTCCAAATTGTCACAAGAGGAGATTTGGAGTGTGATCGATGCAATGAAGGTTCACAAGTCTTGGGTGTTCATGTCATATCACCAGAGAATGGACCTCATCCATCCACGTGATACTGATGACGACACTACTTCTGATGACAGCGAGGATGACAAGGTCCTGTTTCGCCAAAACGTCACAGAAGATGCGCGAAGCTCCAGCTCCAGTGGTGAATGGGCTGACAAGGTTCCGTTGGAGTTGATCGATCTCTTGAAGGCTTACAAATGCTATCAATTGATCATTGAGTATAAGAAAAACATCACAGTGGTAAAGCTGGTTGGTCCTTGATCTACCAGTTCTTCCGATGAGATCGGAGTTATCGGCATATGTGTGTCTTTGTGGAAAAATGACAACACCAGCACTCTCAACCCAGCTGGAGCAACATGGAACAAACAGCATGGGCAGCAGACTGGGTTTTGTCATTTTGTACACATTGTGGTCCAGAAATTGTGAACCAGCTGCAACACTCGGGACGCTGTAAGACGATCACAAATGGTTGTAATACATGGATGGGCAACCACCATGACAAACGCACTTTACGTACTATAGAGGTAATTGGGCGTGCACCCACCACCAACAACACTCAGGGAGAATGGCGCTTGTCCAATGGTTCACGTCGCAAGGTTCTTGATACAATAGACAAAGCGCTAAGGCGATGGTCCTCACAAGCACAAACAAAGTAAAGTGTATTCTTGTACAGTTTTCTTACACACTTTGCGCTTACACTAGTCGCTTACAGTCGATTTCAATGAAATTGGGACATTTCATTGAAATCGACTTTACATTGGCATCCGGTAAATGCATGGCGCGTTCTCAACCTCAACCTCAACCTCAACCATCTTGCGAGCATCATGGTATTCCAGAGCAAATCGGGCAAGCTGCATAAGAAAAATCACCAGCAGACCCATCCACATGCACGTCGTATCACGATCGATCTCGGCTGCGAACTGCAGGAACTGTTCCTGTAGATCAGTAGAGCACTGCAGGAGCTGGTCCTGCTGATCGGAAGAGCGCTGTTCCTGCTGATCTGCAATGTATGGCTCTTTGAACATAAAGTGGTCTTTGGAAAAGTATTGTGCCTCCCTCAGTTCCTTGGCGAGAGGCTTGCAGGAGTTGGCAGCGCGCGTGATCCAATTCTTGTTGGTCAGACCCACCCAGATTGTTGCTCGTCGTAGAAACAGAGCAATCGCCTTGTCATCCATGACCAGACCTGTTGGATTAAATGGTGAAAAGATGATCGTGACTGGTTTCCGTTCGAGTCGCTCCCTGGCATGAGCATTGTTCATCTTGCGGCTCCAGTTGTCTGTCTTCTTCTCTTTCTTGTAAAGAGTGCCACCGTACTTCAGCGTACCACATTGGGGGTCGATAGTGTAGGCAACAGTAACAACCTGCACGTATGTGAGCTCACAATGAGCATTTTCTCGAGTCTTCTTGAAGTGAATGTAATAGATATGCTCTGGGCAAAAAAAAACCATCTTTGTTGTGATAGGGTTGTGTGAAATGTACAATCCTATCATGTGGTGGGACACATCAATTTTTGAATCAAGTGTCTGCTGTTTCAATGAGCCGACCACAGACAATAATGTTAAATTCTCCCTTTGTTATATTGGCATTCTCAACATTGAATGTCCCAAGATCTGTAAAGATTCTGACCCATAGGCCAGATGGGACGGCATATACCGCTCCGACAACTGGAAAGAATGCTTCTCCAAATCCCTGTGAGGTGCGTCCCTGGGTTAGCTGAGCATTGACAATGCCAACCGTGCAGTCCTCAACAAGTTTGCCAGATGGTGGGAAGCTGGTTTCTGTCCCCAGAACAGAATCAACGATAGGATATTCAATGACAAACTCTTTGTCATAAAGCGTGGGTACATCTCCTTCAGGGTCATACTCGCGAACTAGGGTACCCCAAATCTTAAAAGTGCAATCACCTGGTTCACTCTGGTCACCAGGTTCAGAGCCACTCTTCTGCACTGTGGTTACCGTTGCAGAAAGGTTTGTAGTGATGATTGGCGGAGCAGTAGTGTCAATATCTCCATATGTGACTGTATCAGTACAGAGCTCTTCTTTGCGAACAATGTCTGGTCTGATAGCACGGAATATGAGATCACAAAAGCAAAAACCGACGATTGGAGGATCATACATTCCATAAATCTCACTGATGTTGGTGACATCCAGGATCTCTACATAGCGATAACATATAGTTGCATTGACTTTATTCTGCTTTGCCAGGTCGATCGTTCCAAGATTAACCCATTCATCCTCATCAGAGCCTCGCACTCTGATCTCGGCAAGTACATTGACACTTTCAGGAACTTCAGAGCCACCACAGTCATTGGAAAAACATAAATCAGCATACACCTCTGCCCCGAGATCGAGCACCAGACGCCCTCCAAGACCGAGTACGACCTTTTGATCCGAATCAGTCAGTTCGCATGTAGTGATCCTCTCCACCTTGCAACCATTCGTGTCAATACCAGGAACTGTTTCGAAAATCAAGTCCATGGAACCACCACGTTGATCCAATCGTATATCCTCGCACCAGCTTGGCCCACGCCCACCTGGGGGACCGCGAGGCCCACATGGTCCGCAAGGCCCGCAGGGTCCTCGTGGGCCACCAGCAGGTCCGGGAGGCCCACGAGGACCAGGAGCACCTTTACCAGGGGGACCACGTTGCCCTGGTGGTCCACAAAGTCCTTGCTTTCCTTCACAACCCTTCGGCCCCATCGCTCCACGTGGTCCAGGATCTCCTTTCTGCCCTGGCTTTCCAGGAAGTCCTCGTTCTCCATTGCGCCCTGGTGGTCCCTTGGCACCATCCGAGCCGTGTTTTCCAGGCATTCCAGGTTTCCCAGGACAACCCTTTTCACCTCGACATCCTTTTTCACCTTGACACCCCTTGTCACCTTTTTTGCCACAAGGACCGCATGGTCCTGTTGGGCCTGTTGGGCCGTCAGCTCCAGTGGCACCTTCAAATGAGCATTCCGATGGGACCAGTTGGCCATCTCGGCAAACATAGAAGCGACATTCATCGACAACAAATATTACCTCTCCCTCGGAGAGACCACTCTCACATTCTGCAATAGCATCCGGCAGACTGTTAGCAAAATTAAAGCCGTTACCTGGGTCTCCTTGGTCCCCCTTGTCACCTGGGATACCTTGATCACCAACGCCACCTGGAAATCCTTGGGGACCACGCTCTCCTGTTGGACCCAGAGCCCCTTGTAAACCTATTGGACCCTGTTCACCCGGACACCCTCTTGGACCAGGAATACCAGGCATACCGATCGGTCCTTTCTTACCAGGGAACCCCCTGAGTCCCATTGGACCAATGCATCCTGGGTCACCTTTCTCACCAGGACACCCCTTAACAGATGGGATGAAGGTTGCGTCGATCACACCATCGCCATTAAGTGGCGCGTATCCATATGGGCGTCCTTTGGCAGAGACGAGTTCGATCGCCGACTCAGATATTTCAGAGACGATGAATACATTCACCTTGAGAGAATGAACGATTGTCCCATCGAAAAAGAGAACACCAACATATGTGAGGTCACTCCTCGCTTGGAATGGAATTATGAACTGACCAGAGGGGTCGGTTTGAGTAACTCTATAAGTCCGTGGAACGAGTTGTCCCTGAGGTTTTTCTGATTCAACATAGACAAAGGCCCTCTGACCGTCTTCGAGCGGGGCAAGTAGAGTTACATCAATCTTGAGCTGATAATTCTGTCCAGTAACTGTATCTAGGAGTGCTCGAAATCCAGGGGATGTGCCACCACTGCCCATAATAGGATTATAGCTGACCTGGAGGGTCCCATCTGACATGACATTAATTACGGCTCCGAGATGAGATTCGATCTTCTCGAAGTCAGAAGCCACATTGAAAACAGACATACTTATATTCTAAAATATATTTTGTGGTATGATTTGGACCACGAAACATTGTATGTCATCCAACATGTTGGGTCCTGAGGGTCCTGAGGGTCCTACGGTCCTGCGGTCCTCCTAGTCCATATATTATGTATGTCGTATTCGAATCAAAGTGCCCTACCCAACCAAGTGATAGAGAGACAATCAGTGTGAAAACAAACTGTGACACTGCCCCTTTGCTCTCTAATAGTTGGGGTTTAAACAAATGGAGAATTTCTTATAAAATAATCAAGCTCAGGGATGGTCCCTTCGTCGAATCTTCCAGGTATGTTTACCCTAGTAACTTTGATGATATGCTTAGGATGATCCTTGAAGTAGCTTTGG